TCATTTAGCCACTGATTAAGCTCTTCTGTTTGCTCTGTGGCAATTTCTTCCGCATTAGCTACAGCCTCACTAACTCTATAAGCTTCATCCAAAGCCTCACCAAATTCTTGTTGAAGATCTAACAACATTCTTGCTGCTGATGTGGTATTTCCTCTAACCAAATAGGCCATGGCAACTCCGAGTCTTTCTGAAGACTCTTTCATTACATTGTTCAAGTAGCCCTGACTAAAAGAATAATTTGGTTGGAGATTGGTTTCTAAATTAAATTTACTATCTACTAATCCAAACTTTTTTAACTTCTCATTATAGCGTTCAGCTAGTGTTGTTAAAACAGATCCTGTTCTAGTATTTTGCCAATCAAAAGAAATACCAAAAGAGTCTTCAACGTTATCACGAAGAAAACCTCTTCCCCTAGATCCCCGTGTATCAAATCTAAGATTATTCTTTATAATTAAAGCATCAGTTTCACTAAAGTTAGTATGATCGGTTTGTAACTTTGACATTTTTCTCAAAGACTCAACCAGACCATCCAAAGATCTCACTATCTTACCCTCGTCAACCTCCTCTCTTTTAACGAGGGAGCCACTATTTTCTGTAATATTTAAGCCTAGAGTCTTTCTAGTTAACAAAATAGAGGCAAGGCTTCCTTTTGGCCCCATACAAAAAGCAGGATCAAATTCTTCACCCGTAACAAACTCATCTGTGTTTGTAAAGAATCCCCCTTTCGTAAGAAGCATCATCTCCCTACATACTTTATCCAGAGACTTAAGTATATCCTCCCCCCTATCAGGATATGCTATAACCATATCCTGCGCCTGTTTCTGGGCAGGGTCAATCATCAAATCTTCTTCACTGCCAAGAAGTTGATCCTCTCTCTCATCCCCACCGAGCTGCTCCCCCTCCTCCTCCTCTCCACCAAAGAGAGAGACAAATTTTTCCCAGTTTTCCGTACTGTAGATACCTCCTTGGGCATTGAGTACTCGCAGCATGCCAACCCGCCTATTCCCTGCAATTGTCATACCTGCCGCTTCCCCAGACTGCGCTTTCCAAATTCTTGTCCCAGGGGATTCCGGGGGTTGATACTGGTTATTTGAATCATGGTTGGAACCTTGTTGCGCCGCTGTATTCGCCGCCATTTCAGCGGTTGACTGCTCAGATAGAAGATTTACCTTAAGCTTGCGCTTCTTTAGAAGGTCATAAGATTCAAGTAATTCGGTAAAATAATCCATCGCTTATCATAGTTCCAAAACAAAGGCCCAACCTAGACTGGCTAAGCTGGGCCTTTCCCGTTTCATGTTGTGCTAAAAACTACTATGCCAATCCTTGCAGTACACTAGGCTGACTAAAAGCGTCCATGTAGTCAAACCTAAATGTTACCTCAAGAGTGTTAAATTCGTTTTGAGCATAATTAAATTCAGCAGTTTTCCAAGCCTTAGGGTAGACCCCGAAAAGTTCAACAGCCTTAACATGGTCTAGGTTGCCCTTTAATAGGACAATACTGACCTTCTTAGCCTTGAATTGATTGGACCCACCTAGGTCAGTCCCATCAACATCAGTCATAGCCTTACCTGTTACTGGATCGTAGCCTCGCTTGAACCACTGCCACATAGCTGCAAAGGCATCGCCCTCCTTAGAGATTAGGTTATCAAAAGTAATAGTAATATCCTCTTGAGATACCTTTCCAGGATAGAAAAGCTTATCATTGGCTCGATGGACTTCAATATCCTCTACTGCCATACTAGCTTGGCTAACCTGCTTGGCTGCCAAAGTTAATCCGTTTTGTGTTACTCCTCCTATAGAGGGTGGGAGTCCATCAAAGTGAACTTCAAATTGGTATGCTCGTACAGCGTCAAGAGCGTAAGAAAGCTTAGGTAAAGCCTCCTTAGGATCATGAGGGTTAGCCGCAGGATTACCGTAAAATTGTTCGCCTATTGCCATTTATATCTCCTTATAATGTGCCCATCTGTGCTGATTGGTTGGTTAAGTTCAACTCAAAGACAATCATTTCTGCAGTCTTAGTAGGTTTAATCAGAATTTTGCACCACAATTCATTATTTTCTATTGTGGTTGGGGTATTTGTAGTCTCATCACATACCACACGGAAGTCGGTTATCCCTCTCCTATCTTTAATTTCTGATATCATAGGAATAAGGACTTGTTGGATTCTTGCCCAAGTAAATTCATCGTTAGGTTCGAATACAAACCTCTGAGTTGATGCAAATATGACCTTCTTTAAGTATATCATCAACCTGCGGACATTAATTCGGTCCAGAGCAGTAGCCAAAGAGTGTGTAGTTCTTTGGCCAAAGATTACAATTCCTTGCGCAGGGAACTTAACCACGGGATTTATACGGCCCGCGCCTCCATCGTAGAGGCTATCTCGGTCACCCTTATTAAGGACAACTTCAACCTCTGAGGGCTTTGTTAGGGTTCCTCGCTGAAAGCCAGCGGGAGCGAACCAAGTCTCTGCCATAGAGTCGGTCCTGCACATGGCTTTTATGCCAAATATCGCTGGGTCCAACCATCTGTCTTTTCCAGAGAATACATCAAATACCTTAACCCAAGGCCAGTATAAGGCTGCGTAGGAACTATCTAGCGCACTCTTCCGAATTTCTCCTCCATTACTCCACTCAATAGCATCTCCCACTCCGCCTATACCGTATGGAGGGGATAGTACTGCTATAAAATCTGATGTAGCTTCAGCCATGCCAACTAGTGCATTCTGAGGTTCCTCAAGAGTAATGCCTGGGATTGCTGCCATAGAAATATTCAATGAGGGGTTGTCTAATGCTTGTATACCAGTCCTTGTTCCATCAGCCAGAGTAGTACCTTCAACCGCGTCGGCGACGGCATCATCATCACCGGGGACTCCCGCAGCTCCGCTAACTAGCCCGTATTCTCCCGGTACTAAGTTAACAAATCGGGCATCATATTTTGTTTGACTATTATAAGTTGTAGTCGTTGCTTGTGCAGATGTTTCGGTCCCCTGCCACTCATGAGTTACCTTCTTCCAACTTGCCTTAACAGGCTCGACACCAGTCTTGACCTCCCATTTCGCAACAAAGTTCGGCATCTTTTCTATATCTACATCCTCCCCATCCTTCGCTATAAATGCTTTTACCAAAGCTGAATTATCATTTCCAAGAGGCTTTATAACATCTTCAAGCCAGGTAGCATCATCAATAAATGACTGAACAAAACTTTCCGTCAGTGCGCCATTCTCTAGTATCTCCAATGTCCAGTTTTTATTTTCCTTCATTGGTGAAATTTTAATTGATAGACCACTTACTCCCCCTCCAGGCTCAGACCCATAGTTATATCCTGCACCAGTACCAAGACTAACTACATTGTAACCTATACCATCACCCTTATTTTTGTTCTCTTCAAGAGTGAATTGACTTCCATAAATTCTTGCTGCAGATTTAACTTCAGGATTCACGAGCCCACCTTCAGCCTTGCCCTCCGAGTCAAACACAATAATTGCGTTAATTGGGCCAATTTCATCGCCATTTGCAGCTAACTCATAAGTGTGAACATCCATGTAAGCGCCGCTACCAGCAAAATTAGCTACTACATAACCATTTTTTTCACCAGGGACGAGGTGATCATCGTAAACAGAAACCCCTGTCGTTCCAGCGGTCGGCGCAAACGCATTTCTGATTGCTTGGAATTGGCTAGGTTCACCAGATTCACCCGTCACCGGAACATCAACTACGAATGCGGGGCGTAAAGTACCATCGTGCTCAGTAACTTGAATGTGAAATCTAAGTCCACGGGTCAACCCAAAACCATATTTCGGAGCTGTCACATCTGCATCTAACTGCCCAGAAACCATAAATCCGGGGCAAGTTCCTAAAGAGACATTGGCAGAAGCCGCTGTATCAGTACCGTCAGAAACCCTTATGTAATAGAGAGACTGCGTATCATCCAGAATCTCAACCGCAGCTTCCAAACCCTGACCAGTAATAGCTTCAGAAGGGCTTCCAAAAGTGGATACTAAAGCTGCTTTACTAGTTATTAAAGTAGCTTTATTGAGTGGACCCTTATTAGCAAAGCCCACTAGGGCCACCACTGAGGAATTTATTGATGGAGCATATTCTGAGATATCTTTCTCGATAATGTATACACCGGGACTTACTATATTTGTTGCCATAATTTTTTCCTAAGCTTCCTTTACAGAGAATAATTTTCGTTCTTGAAGAGAAATTACATGTTTCGAAATATATGTTTCTGGAACTACTAGCCGTTCTCCCGGCTTAACATAGTACCCCTTATTTCCCCTAGGGGTTTTAAAATAAATCGTATGCCCTTGAAGGCTCTCGTTTCTAACAAGTTTCATACTTATATAACTCCTATCTTATTTACAACCCTACTAGTAAAAAAAAGAAAAAATTTTTCTACTTTTATACACCTACTTCAAATTTATATTCTTCTATTTGTCCACTGTTGGTGTAAAGGTATCGTGTAGCAGGTAAGTAAGTTTCCACTGATATAGAAAAGGTTCTCCTTAGTATCCTTTCTTCCCTGTCCCCAGCTTCTATGGTACCAGCATCACTCTCTTCAACTAAAAAAGCTTCAGTAATCTCGTTATGTATGGTAGGCACAAAAATAGATGGATTAAATCTACTTCTAATTTGTTCAATTAGTTGATCCATATTCCCTTTATATTTTGTCCAAATATGTGCTTCATAGGCAATGTTAACTGGTCTGGGAGTAAAACTTATGATTCTTTTGGCCCGCTGGGTGTCCTCATCCCACACTACTTCGTGCACAATAATTGGGTCGTACCTTCTTCTTTTGTTATCATCATCACTCGTAGTTTGGCTAATAGAAATAATCGGTAGAATTATATTATCCTCTTGCATCAATTTTGCCACAGCCCGTTCTGGATTGGCATGAATACAGCGAACTGAGACAAGTTTATCCTCAGAATTTATATATTTAAAACCGTTAAAGAATGCAATCATCTCTCTAAGAGTTTGCTTATATAAAGTTTCTTGAGTTTTAGCCATTTTATGTCCAAAGCGTCTCTCCATTTTGAACATAGTGTCTCTTAATTTTTTATTAAGAAGTATTGTGCCTCCATCTGAAGGACCAATAGAACTGACTGGAACTTCACTAAATGAATGTGTACTACCCTCGGGCATCGTAACCCCCTAATGGATCAGAAGTATTTTCAAGAGGAGTAGTTTGCACATCAGCCGAATCCCTTAGGATTCTAGCAGAACAAACAAGATGATATACCCCATAGACCTCAAAACTATCTTCTTGTACCTGAAAAACTTCATACTTCCAATCTTGAAATTCCGGGTGTATTATATCCCCTGGTATTGGTATCCTCTGAATAATCCGTTCTATATAACTTTTATTAAATATAAATAATTGATCGTTTGTAAGTTCTATTCCAAATTGTGTCAAATTTTCTTCTAACACTTTAGGTTCATAGTGCCCATAGACCGTAACAGGTGTTATCGAGACAGGTTTATTCCTAGACTCCATGTACACTGGGTCAAAATCATCTCCCTGATAGTACTTATAATACTTCAACTTAGAACCAGACAACTTGATGATCTCGTCATCAATTAAATTAAAAAGATTTATATCTGGATTGTCAGGATCAAACAGATTTAATCCTGTATCAGTAGCCCTATCCATATCAGGTAAGGGGGGCACAGGAGTTGTAACTTTAAAATTTTTCTTCTTCGCCATATTAGAATGCTGTTATTGCGGGAGGCTCTTCCAACTCATTCCTAAGTTCCTCCTCTAATAGAGCCTTTTCTTGTGCACTTTCTTGCTTTAGCTCTGGGCCATTCAATTGTGCTCCACCCCCAGGAGAAGGTAGTGTTACATATTTTCCTCGTATTTCACCTAGAATACCCTTAGCAACCGCCAGAGCATACCTCTGTATCCAGTTCCTGTAGGCGGGGTGTATAGTATTTGAGTCCACAGCCCTGTAGACTACAATAACTTTTTGCCCGTTCTGAACTGGGATAGGATGAATTTGAAGGTATTCATTATTAAGAACATTAAAAGTGCCCTCTTGTCCGAGAACCTTTCTAATTTGTTCTAGGTGTTGTTGGAGAAGGAAAAAATCTCCTACTCCAAAATTCTGAAACAGAAAATTATCTTGAAAGTACTTGATAAAGAAATCAAATTCTAATGTGCCTGACTGTTGAGCTATACTTAGAAGGGTTTTTTTGTACCCTACATATTCCAGATTATAAAGCATGGTTTTAGGAAGCTTATATACATTTTTCCCAGCAACAGCGTCAAAGACTGCCATTTGCATTGTCCATAATGGCGCATGAAAACTGAACTTAGATACAGATTCATCAATGGCTATTTTTAACTGGTAGGAAGACAATTCTACCCGTACTACTGGGTGACCTAATCTTGCCATAATAAAATCTTTTATAGTTTCTTCAAATTTATTAAACTCCACACCATCCGACATGGTGGTAGTTCCTAAAGTTTCAAGATTAATTAAGCCCCTAAACGAGGTATCCGCAACTGTAACTCCTTCTTGGGTTTCTCCGAAACTGTTCCCATAACCATCAGTTAAAAGAGGTACTGTAATATTATCCGGCACTTGATGCGTCCTCCTTTACTCCTGTCTTTTTCGTTTTAGCAATTTTTTTTACTAAAGGCTTGTCTATACGCTGCAAATAAGGAGAATTAATAGGTTCATCAGTTTCAATAATTTCTCCAGGCCTAATTTGTTTGACCTCAGATTCAACAGTAATCAACATTGAAAATCTACACTTACTTTTATATTTCATAGTATCTGCTAAAAGTATATAGCCCCCTAAAAAACAAAGGGACCGGGATAAAACTCCCGGCCCCTCCTTTGTAGCACAGTATTATTGTAATACTTAGAATACGTTGGTTGCGTTCTTGGCGAACGGCGATAGCAAGTAGTTTGCTGTAGGACCAACAATTCTAATCACGCGGTAGAACCGACTCATGGGCTCAACACCCGCCTTACCATACCGAGTCAGGATACCCTTCCTAGGTTGGAAGGTTTGTGGATCGGTAATGGTTGGCAGTTGCTGCAGTGGGATGTATGGAGCGTAGACATAGCCTGCGTCCATAGCATTCGTACCCTTATAGCCCATCAGTATTTCATCCTCTGGATACAGAGGATCAATATACAGATCGTACTTACCAGCGAACTTACCCTTGTATTGAACCTTGTTGGATCCCATATTCGTGGGACTTCCACCAGTCTCAACACCGCCTTCAAGCTTAGCAGCTGATTCTAACATAGCACCAATTAGCGGTGAAGTTAGCAGCCAGCTACCTGGACCACGCATAGTTGTCTTGTAAATGTCCTGTGAGGCTAAGTTGAGCAAAGCCAGCAGGTTAGCATACACATGACCCATATGCTGTGGTGCGAAGTCGATGGCTGTGGCTGCGTAGTCGATTACCCAGACATTGCCAGCGGCTCCAGCAGGATCAGCACTCATTACTCCATCTTGACCACCACCATGACTATCAAAATCATAGGTGAATGACCCAGGAGAGAACCCCGTGGTATCAAACGGGCCTTTACCGCCCGTTGCCCCGAAGCTGTTAGGGTTAGCATTATCCAAAGTACCTCTTGTCCAAGAAGGCAAAGAAGTGTTAACATCGTATGCAATCATACGGATGTCTTCAATGATTTCGCGGTCAATTTCCAGCGCGATTTCCTTGCTAAGCAAACCAGTCAGTTCACGCTCAAGATCAAGGTCATGATATGCCTTGAGGTCTTGCTGTGCTTCCATGGTCCATAGTGCCTTCATCTTGCGAGTACGGGCTACTACAGCTTGTTGCTCAATATGGAATGAGATATCAGGGATATCGTCGCCTTGAAGAACTTCACCAGCAGAAACGCTGTAACCGAGAATAGATGCAGTGTCTGGGAACGAAGCAATCTTACCACCAGGGGTGGTTGAAGGTACGCCCTTGCCCTCACCAAGGAGGGTTGTGACATCGAAACCGAGCTGCATGGCAGCATCACCATCAAGGTTTCCACCACTTTCA